GTGTCTGAGTACTCCATCATCGCAGGCTATATCAACCGCCTTACCCCATTGGTGACTGCTATTCTCAGCACCACCTACCGCCTTGTTCCATGTTTTACATCTTAGACCTGATGTACAGAGCATTGGGGTAGCTACTTCATCTCTTACCTTCTGTAGTGCAAAAATTAAACTTGTATCAATGTCTGACAAACCACAACCGCACTTACATTTAAACTCATCCGAATGAAAGTTCTCTGTGATTTGTACGTTCATTATTCCCAAGAAGGTTTTTTATAATTTGGTTTTTTGTTTTTAATTTTTTGTTGTGTTTTCTTAGCATACTTCTTGGCATCTCTTTTACCTTTTGCCGTATACCTAAAATGTTTAGTGCCTACTCTTGGCATAATATACTCCCAGTAAAGTAAGGCGGTGACTCCTAAGAGCCACCACCAAACTGTTTAATCCTAGTTAGGATCAGCGTACAATATATGAAAATCAAATGTATCGCCTGAAACTGATGTTCCTGCCCCCAAAGAGAGAGTCAGAACCATCTCACCAGTTGTCACATAACCAGTATCATGCGTTGTGCTTTCATGGAAATGTGTAACAGTACGTGCAGAATCAGCAGCAACCACGGTGCAAAAAGCATCGTCATCAACTGCTACTGCTGCACCAGTACTCTGGGTCGTGTGTGCTGCATAACCAACATCTACCGTAGCCGATGATTCTAAATCACTAATAATCACAAACGACTGCGGTAAAATGCGTACACCTGCTGGTATGGTCATAACCGACACCATATCTGAAGCAGAAAGAGCCTGACCAGTAAATCGTGCATACCGATAAGTCACTCCACTCCAAGTAGATGGTGCGTTTTTGACCCCTGTACCTGCCGTAGCGTTGGTGTACTCTGTACTTTTATAATCAGCCATAGTAAACCTCCTTTACGAATCAGTACAGGCAATCTCTACAACCTTCTCATCTTCGATGCGAACCGCACCAAGACACATCTGGGCATAGACCTGTGTACTATAGTTTTTATCTGAACGCTCAGAAATTTCTGTCTTTACGTCCATTCCCATGCTCATGCCGATTCCATCAGGAATCCACGCTAAGCATAGCGTATCACTACTTGAATCTGTAGCTAAACGCTCGGAGCGATGGAATTTGAAACCTGCGAAGGTATCAATTTCTCCAGCTACGAGAGCTTTCACCGTATTGTAATCTGAACTTTGAATCTGCGTATCATTCAACAGATCGTAGAACTGATTGCTCTTCATAACAATATGGCGTGGTAAATCAGGATCAACATCAGAAGCATCCAAGATTTTCTTGGCTGTAAGTAGCTTCGTGAGGTTCATATCCGTTGTACCTGATACAGCAATCTTTTGAGCAGCAGGTAAAGCTACGTTAGATGATGCGTCATCCTCATCAATACTAACAGCGTTACCAGACATAGCAGCGATGATTATATCATCCATCTTACGCCCCATCGCCCATACCCCTGCCTTCATGTAGTCAGAAGCAGGATCAGCTAACATTCGGACTTTATCGGCTTTGTCGATTAAGTCAGCCCAATTGTAGTCATCCATACTCACACGCCTACGTGAGTGGGGGGTAGAGATTAATGGAGTATCGGAATGTCGGCTCGTAATTTTTTGAGCCGATGTGCTACCGATTCTGTCAAAATGGTCGTACTTGCCTGCTACATCCGTGTTAACACGCACATAGTCACGCAAACGTGACCCCTTTTGCTGTACCAAGTGCAAAAAAGTATCCCTAAACTTCTGGGCAAATGCTTTATTGACTTCAGTACTCATAATACACCTCTTTAAAAAAGAGATTAAAAGGAAGAGTTGTCTGCATCATGCAGGCTCTTATTTGCGTGAAGGCTTAGTTGTCCGTTTGGGGGCTAGTTTCTTCACAAGTTTTGGTTTTGAAACCTCTACTGTAATCCTCTTCGCTACTGGACATACACCATAAAATGTAGTCGCTGACGTTTGAGTTTCATAGTGGTTGCAAAACCCATAACTGCTTGGTGTGGTTTTACCTTCGATACGTCTATCTTTAACGGTAAAATTTTCACAATCAGCGCAGTAGATGTTTTCGTTCTGGAGGCTCATTCATCCTCCTGATAAACCAGATCATATAAACGATCTCTATATTCTATAGCTTCTTCATGCTTAACATTTGTGGGATCAAATAATGCTTCGTGAAATTTGTGTCCCTTGTCTTTCATCATAGCATCAATTTCTAGTTTAGCCGAATCAGAATCTACAGAACCAGCATTTTTACCAGTACCTCCCATATCAGGATCGCTGAAGGATTTGCCGATCTTGTGTAGAAACCTAACCATCGCTACATTATTTGAAACCCCTGTTTCCTCTACAAACTTTTTAAGATCATCATCAGCAAATCTGTTAAAAGCTCTTCTGGAAATAGCTAGATTCTTTTCATAATCTCTTGCACCCCACTCTTTCTTGAGTGCGGTTTCAGCATTAATCTTGGATTGTTGCATAGAAGCCGTAGAATTAATATCAGATTCTTCGTTCATCTTTGCGTAAAAGTCAATCGCATCTTGAGCCTGCTTGTTAGTCAGCCCAGACTTATGAGCCGTAGTGAGAAATTCTGAATATAATTTTTCATCATACGGTACAGCCATACCTCCTTGGTCTGGTACTTTAATATTATAGGAGTCAGGAGTTTCTGGTCTACCCAGCTTATTATAAAAAGAATTAATCTCCTCTTCACTTGACTCCTCTGTAGGAATTTTATCCCTAGAGCCAACCATCTTCTGTAACTCTAGGTATGAATTACCCAATGAACCAACATCCTTAAATTTGGATAAAGTTTCATTATCTCTCAAGTCCTCTGGCAAATGATCTGTCTGCCAAGTTGCTTCTCCTGCTGGTTCTTCTGTTTGGATGAGATTATCGCCCTCAACGGTCACATCTTCAGTCATTGTGTACTCCAAAAAAAATTAATAATGCGTTTTTACCTTTTCCTGCTTAGAAGCCTTGTACGCCTCTATTTGCTGTTTTATTCCAATTACAAGCCCACGCCCACCCTCGTTGTAATAAGTCGAATATGGGTCATCTGGAACGGCTGAAACTTGATTCTGGTACATGTCCTCTAAAAATTTTAAAACTTTTTCGCCATAAACCCCAGAAAAGGTTTTGACGATTGCCTCCTGTACTTCTTCCAGTTCTTTATTGTACTGGGAACGCATCTGCACCTCCTAGCGCTTTAACCATTGGGGCTACCTTGCCTGCTCCTTCAGCTACAGTAGCAGCCTGTTCTAATTGTTGTTGCTGTTCTAGTTGTTCTTGTCTTTGTTGCCTTAGTTGTGCAACTTCTTCCTCTGACCTCATAACATCTGACGGCACAGCCATCCTTTCACCAATAATCTGTAATGCCTGATCGACATCAATATTATCAAGTACCTCAGGCGAAAACGATGCCATATTGGAAGCAACGCCAAGCCATCTCTGGATACTTGTAACGTCTTGTATTTTTTGATTTTTCGCAAGCTGCCCAACATAGGATACCTCTATTTCATCTAACTGTTGTAATGCAGGTGGAGGTGGTGGTAGCACACCTGCTCTATTAAGCAAACCAAAACTACGCAGTATTAATGGCGTTAAGACTTCACTCTCAAATCTGGCTACAGTTGGTCCAAGTAGCTTCTGTATCTGCTCTCGTACTGTAGCAACCTCTTCAGCAGTCATATTCAATTTTTCTGGTAACACCAGTTGATCTGCTAGGAAAATACCTCTAATTGATTTTTTGAGTTCATCTGCTTTAAGTGAGGACAGATCGAAACGCCCTTCAAATCTGAGGAATTTGAATCTCTCAGGTTCTCTGGAGTAGTTAATAGCAGAAGGGGTCATTCTGAAAGTACCGATAATGCCCTGATCTGGTGCAATCAACGGTGGATGTACTGCCGTTGCCAATCCTTTCAGTTCCAATTCACGTATCTTGTTTATTGTTTTAATGTCAGGCATGGCGATATCAGCAGGACTTCTACCCCACAACTCACCTGATGCTTTCTCAAACCTACCTATAACATACGGTAACTCTTCAAAACCGCTTTCTCTACAAACTGTTTGAGAATCTAAATGGATATCCAGAGCAGCATATTTCTTATCCATAACATCCTGAGAACCATACTTAAATTCATCTCTAGGAAGTAGTATCCTTATAAAAGTAAACTTTTCATCTGGTTTGCTTTTTACTGCCTGCTTTATTTTGTCTGGTAATTTACGCTGACCAAACATTTGTTTAGCTTGTCTAGCCGTATAAACATATTCCCAGAATACAGTATCAGGTTGTCCTCTCTTATCTTCAGCAAAAACAAACTGCCCAGTTGGTATAGAAGTGAATACCAAACCTCCGAAATC